GGACGGTTGTATGAGATATATGTTCATCGTACCCTCCGAGTGTTGGCGTAATTACTATGATATACCGCATCCCTTTGGCCTTCTCTTGCGTCGTTTAATTGTGCGTCGTGAATAATAGCCTGGAATAACTGATATTGCATTTGATAAGCTTGCGGATTTCCCGTAAGGCGCATAGCTATATTGGCTGCAAGTAGACGTGTAAAGGCGCTTATAAACAAGGTATCCATAACCTGTACGTCTTTTTCGTCCACAGTGTAGTCGGTGTAAGCGTCTTGTAAATTACAAGCAATGGCCTTTGTGGCTGTATCTATATTTACGATAACGTACGGGACGTGTTCTTGTACGTTTATCTGTTTATTTCGAATGTTATTAATTTTTAAGCAATTCTTCGGATATGCGTAACAAAAATCATATCCGGGTACTTCTTTATCAAGAAGGGCTAACTTTTCAATTCTATGAGCAAAACTCCACGGATACGCCCGGAGTACCGTTTCTCTTGTTTGGTCGTAATAGAGCTTGCAAGCCCTTGCGTTTTCTTCTTTGTCATTCATTGAGGTGATGGTGCCTTTTCCTAAATTGGAAAGCGCCATGTTACAAATATCCGTGTCTGTCATGTTTTCTCCTTTTTTTTAATAAAGCCGGGGACGGTGTTACCCGTCCCCTTTTTCTTTATAACTTGTGTTTTTTAACGAGGTTTACAAGTTCCTCTTTGGTTTCTTCGCCGGTGTATTCAACGCCGGCTTGGATTAGCTTAGCTCGTAACTCATTTGCGTGTAACTGATTTAAACTTCTTCCTTTATGGCAATCCTTAAAAGGGATCCCCGGCTTATCGTACGTCTGCATCCATTACAAGTGACGCCGAAATGGTGCCTGTCGATTGAGCTGCGGCTGCCGTCCATTTTAAGCGGAGGTAGCCGAGGTCACCGTAAGGTACCTTAACAGCTAAGGTTTTACCCTTTTCAGCCGTATACGTACCTAAGGTTTTAGCCCCTGTCATCTTATCGTTGTCCGCTGTTTCAAGCGTTACCGTGCAATCTGCCGAGGCGCCGGGTAATTTAACAACTAAGGTTAAGGGACTTCCTGCGTCACCTTTACCTGTTTTAATAACTTCGCCTGTACCGGACGTACCGGATAATTTCACGTTCCAGAAGAACGTATTTTCTGCATCGTATATCATAGTTTCTCCTTTCTAGGCGATAACGGGTTCAGTTTCTGTTAATGCGTCGTTTTTCTTAACAATAAGGCCCGATACATAGAGCGTCGGAACACCCTGCATGAGCTGCTGTTGCGTTACATATACATTGTTTTTATCTGCGATATGCAGTTCGAGCATTGTGTATGCCATAGGCGATACATACAGAATCGGGCGTTTCGGGTTTATGATTTTGTTTTTGGCGACTACAATTCTTTCGGCTAATGCCTTGCGTGCATCAGAGGTTGTGTCTTCGGCTGCTGCCTTGCAATCGATGTTGCGGACGGCTGCAACTTTACGGATGTTCTTTACTGCGAGTCCCGCATCCCAATCGAACAGTGTTGCAAGGGCCCGGTATTTACCGCCGTTTGCATCGATGGCGTCGATTTCTCCGAGGTCCTGGATATCAAGGCCTGCTTTAGAGCCTTTCGGATAAATGCCCACAACCGCATCTTCGCCCCAGTCTACGATGTATGCGGAGGTTTGTTTATTGGCTGTCTTACCACCGGCGTTTACGACTTGGTAGCCTTCTTCGCCGAGGTCGCCTTTAAACGTGTTGTAGCGGATGCTTAACCCGTTAAACTGGTCCGGGTTTGCGTCGGTGTCGCCGTAGAACATGTACTTAGCGAGATCATCCGTAAAGCCCTGGACATAGGCTTTGTCTTCGGACATGCGGAAGGCTTGTTTATCCGGGGCCAGTTTTACGAGCTTCACATCGACTTCCGAGCGTGCTTCCATTAAGCAGCACGTGTCGATGATTTGCTTTGTCGTCGATTTTCCGGGCTTTACGCCGGCATTAATGCGCCGTAATTCCGGATGAGGGTATGACGTGCGTACGGTTGTTTGGTTGCCTGTGGGAAGGTTTCCTTCCATCCAGGGAATATCTTCCATAATAGGGTTGCTCTGGGCCATGACTTCCATAATCGTGTCCAATTGGCCCTGGGGATTTAAGCGCTTTCTTAAATCCGAGAAAGTTAATGCTGTGCTTCCAATCATATTTTTTGTTCTCCTTTAAAATTAATACTTTGAAAAATCCGTATGAGGATACATATCGGTACTGGTTGCGGCGGTACCTGCGCCACCCATCTTGCCGGGGTCTTCACCGATTAAATCGGCAAAGGCTGCCATGGTTTTTATCATAGCTATATGATTGCCGGCCCCTGTCAGATTTAACATCTGTGTAAAGCCGGGAATCTTTTGTTCAATGTAATCTCTTGTAATTGCGGCCTTGCCGAGCGTTTCTTGATAAGCCCCGCCTAATTCTTCTTTTGCCGCATCACCCCAGGACTTTACTTCGCTTACATATTGTTCCTGGAGGTTTTTGGCGACCGCTTCGGCTACGCCTTGGGCATACTGAATGCCGTACGTTGCCATGCCGGCTGCCTGTTCTTGCGTTGCACCCATGCCCTTTAAGAGCGTTGTAAATTCTTCGGTGATTTTTTCGTCCGCTTCAAGGCCCGCTTCTTTTAATACGGTCGTAAAGTCGTACGATTCCGGCACTTGCGGAGCAGTGCTTTCGCCGTCACCACCTAAGGCGGTCTGGGTTTCCTTACCGATAAATGAGTCGCTACCTTCTTGGTTAGCGCTCGTATCAGTCGCTTGTTCTTGTGTTCCTTCGGCCTCTTGGCTTTCCGGGCCTTCGGCGAATCGTTGCAGGTCAAATTTTAATTTCAATTGGTCCATGTTGTTTTCATCCTTTCAAGTTCAATTCTTTTTTCGGCGTATTCTTCTTCCATTTGGTGAAGTAGTTTCATTCCTTCAAGGCCCATGGATTGAATGAGCTTTAAGTATTCAAGGCCTACACGCCTTCGTCCTTCGTCTAAGAGTGTGGTTTCGTTCGATAGCGGGCTATAGATTCTTGTTGCGTCCAAAAGGCGAGCCATAAAATGTCGTCCTAACGGACTTTCCATAACGTACCGTAAGGCTTCCATGTCTTGGCTTCGTATGGTTTCTTCCATAAGTTGTGCGGTCTTTCGTTCTTTTTCGTGCATTTTTACCTCATTCCCAGCCATTCTTGCATAGCGGGATTGCCGTCATTTGCCGCTTCTGTTGCGTTTTTAGCAGCGGCTGCAAGGTCAGGAGCTTGTGCAATAGCTGCTTGTTGCTGTGCTTGGGCTTCTGCTGCGGCTTGGGCTTCTTGACGCTGTTTTTGGATTTCCTCAACTTCTTCATCTGAACGGATCATAGCTGCCGGCACGCCTACTTGTGCTAAGTAGTTAGCAACCGCTTCTGTAAGGTTAACCTTATCGAGGACCGTCTGGTCGAATTGTGCGGCTTGTCCGATAAAGCCGATGCCTTGTTCAATCGATGTAAGACCACTCATCTTTTGAGCTTGGGCAAGCGGTGAGATGTATTCGATCCTAAACTCTTCGCCTACAATGTCTTGCAGCTCTTCCGGGATATCCGGGAAAATACCGCTTCTATCTAAGATGTTGTAGACCCTTTCAAGGATTCGGTTTAAGAACTCGTATTGAAGGCGTTCTACCACGGGTCCTAGTTGCTGCAATTTTTCCTGGTTTCTTGCCATTACTTCCTGGGCCGTCATGCGGCCTTTATCCAGTTGGTCTAACATTAAGAAGAGGTCTGATGAATACGTGCGTTTTACTCTATCTTCCACACGTTTGATTTTTCCTTCAAGTTCTCCGATTGCTAATTGTCCTTGGAAGATAGGACGAATAACTTCATTCGGATCATTTATGGCCGTTGTACCTCCGGGGAAGAGGTTTATATTCCCCACTTGTGACGGCGGGACCTGTAAGGGAGGTTTAACCCCCATTTCAATGGCCGTAATGGCGTCAAGTTCCATTTGTTGTAGCATCTTGGCGTCCGGCAAAGCGTTCCAGCCAGGACCTGTTGCGTAGGCTTCTGTTCCTTTTACGGTATAACGGGCAATGGGTACGGGCCATTCTTCAAAGCCCGTAACCGCCAGGCATTCATCTTCGTTTGAGTCTTCTACCCAGTATGTCGATGTAAACGGCATCTTTTTGTTATTAAGCTTGTTTGGGTCGTTATCCTCGTTTTTTTCGACTAGCCAGCATACCGTATGGTAGTTTTGGTGGCCGCTTCCGTTATCGTATGACTGCTTAACGGTCATCGGGCAATTGTCATATCCAAATTGCTTTACGATTTGGTTTACGGTCATTTTGGCTCTTCTAGCAAAGGTTGAGACTCTCCCTGTCGCGTCACACGCCAGGGCATAGGTACCTATGGTGTACGGAACAAATGTCACCGTGCCGCCTTGTGAAAAAATCCCTAAAGCCGCTTGGCCAAAGGGAAGTTCCGAGTAGCACTGATGAATGGCATTGTAGAAGTTTGAGCCCGAAAGGACCGATTCCATAATATCGGCTCTTGTATCTAGGAACCGCTGTACGCCTGTGTCGTCGGCCAGGTCTTTATTTCCAATACCAAACCTAAACCAACGCCTAGACGGCGGTGTGAGCCCCGATTGGACGCCTGCTGCAAAGGTATCGCGGGCTTCTTGAATAACGCCTGTAAAGATTTCTTCATCGTGTATGACGGGTTTTCCTGCCGTGTCGTCGTCGAATAAGCCGTCATAGGGAAGTTCATAATCACGGATTAACTTCCATACCCTTTCCCAGGGTCTGCGGGCCTGGAATAAGGCGTTAAAACGCTGCACAAGCTTTCTTTTATCTTTACATGTGTTCGGCTTTACCGTCTTTTTATTTTCCGTCGGGCTTCTAGCCAATGCCGTTTCCATTTCTTTGCGCATGTTTTCTCCTTTATCCCAGCGTGTTTTTGCCATTTGTTGTTCCCAGTGCCGTGTCTATAGCTGTTCGCGTACTTTGAAAACCGCGCTTTTTACGCTGCTTTTCAACGCTATCGGCTGTTCCTTGGTCGCCGTTATTTACGGCCTGTACCGTAGGATCCGGCGTTTTAAATTCGGGAGATGAAGTGCTTCCGAATAGTCCTTTTAATCCACACATTGGTATTACCCCTTTCTAAACGGATTGTATTTTGTTTGTGCTGCCTGTCGCTGCTTTTGGCTTTTTAACACCGGCAGCGAAAATGTTAAGGCCAGGGCGTCTGCTTTATTTGGCGACGGTACGCCACGGGCCTTCATATGGTCTTTACTTTCCAATATGATTTCACCTTTTTCATTGACGGATGCTTCGGGACCTATGAGGTCATCTCTTAAAACGTCGTCATCCGGCAACACGCCGCCGTTTATAAGCCAATCCTTCATTTTCCCCCATATTTCAGCGCGTTTATTAGCAAATCCTTTTGTTCCGGACTTTCCGCCAAAAGCAACCAGCTTCCAGTTTCTTCCCATGGTTACGCCGAACGAATAAAGCCCTGTCCCGTAGCCTTGGTCGATAAAGATCGCATCCGCTTTATATTCATCTTCGAATCCTGCTAATATAGCTGCCATAGCTCCGTCGTTGTCATTTTTCTGGTATTCGCCTAAGACTTCGCTGTAAAGGCCTTGGCGCATGATAATTACGAATTGGTCGCTTCCCGTCCATGCCGGGTCTACTCCAATAATAACGGGTGCAAAGTTATATTCAGCCGGCCGGAGGGTTCTTTTTTT